ATGGCAGACGAAGAACGCCACGACCAAGCCCTTGAGTTCGTGGTCGATGCCCATGGAATCGAGTCCTTCAAGGATGAGGCCACAGGATTCAACATCCGTGATGCCTGGGTCAATCACTCCGATCACCCAATCCTGAAGGCCGCCATCCTTGAACGCTCCGTCTTCTTCGTACTCCTGCCCTTCCTACGGTTCGCCGGGGATGTTGGGATTCGTACCGTCGCAGCTGACATCTCCAGGGATGAGCAGGTCCACGTCGCGGTCCACCACATGGTGGCGTCAGAACTGGGCCTCAAGCCCTCACCAAGCCTCAATTCTCTGCGAAAGGCAACCGTAGATTGGGTCTTCCAGATGCTAACAGGAACAGACCAGTTGAGTAAGGACTTCTGGCTCCAGGCCTCCGACAACCTCTTCGAGCGCGGCAAAGCCCCCGAACTGAAGGCCACTCGATCAGCGCGTATGCCAGCCTTCTTCGAAGCATCCAATGTAGACCTTCCCTCCTATGGCTGACCCCCTCCACGTCCTTGTCGACGAACTGATCAAGGCCTTCCCAGACACCTGCCCTCCCATCAGCCTTTCTGAGAAAGAGTTCGCCTTCCGCGCCGGGCAGGTGGATATTGTGCGGCGCCTCATCACAGCCCGCGATAACTTCGACATCAACCGTGATCTGACTTAATACTTTCGCCTTCATTTCTATGTGTTTGTCCAGCGGCCAAAGACGCAGATCAGCTCCACCTCCTCCCCCTCCTCCTGCACCCGAGCCCCCTCCCCCTGATCTGGGACTGACGCAGCCTCCGGCCTCTGGCAACTCCATCCAGCAAAGCATGGTTCTGCCAGGAGGATTGGGCACAATCGAGTCCGTCACATCCACCAATAAGTACACCGAGGCCCCTACCTTGGATAGTCCGTTTGGTATGGAAAGCCAGCGGGTAAAGAGAGAGAAGGCCCGACTTTCCATTGCACCGTAGATTATGTGCCTATTTCGAAGTTCTTCTCGACCAGCTCAACCAGCTCCCACCCCAGCAGTCGCAGCTGCTGATGCCCGAGCTACCGCCGCCAAGATGGCCACTCCTGCCTCTACCCCCGCACCAGCACCGCCAGCCCCGGTGCTTCCTTCGTGGATGGCTGCCTCCCCAACAGGTGCAGGGATCATCCGCAGAACGGAAGAACAGCGAACCGCACCAAAGCAGGCCGCCCGGGGTCCGTCCCGTCTGCTCATCCCCCTCGCTGGGAGTAAGCCGTGAGGAGCCGCACTGCTGCATCCCGCTATGAGTATCTGACATCCGATCGCACCGAGTTTCTTGACTCGGCCCGGGTAGCCACTGCCTTGTCGTTGCCTTATCTGCTTCCACCCTCTGGGCATAGCGGAGGAAACAAACTGCCCACTCCCTGGCAGTCCATGGGAGCACGAGGCTGTAACGTCATCACCTCGAAGATCATGATGGCGCTGTTCCCGGTGAACACGTCGTTCTTCAAGCTCCAGGTTTCCGACGGGGAGTTCGTCGCCAACCCTCAACTCAATTCAAGGATTCGCTCTGAAGTCGATGCCAGTCTGGCAAAGATGGAGCGCATCGTCAACCAGAGCATCACTGGTGGTTTGGATCGGGTGATTCTGACCCAAGGCATCCGCCACAGTGTGGCCACAGGTAATGGCCTGCTGTTCGATAGCAAGGATGGTCTCAAGTTCTACCCACTCGATCGCTACGTCTGCGTTCGTAATGGTGTAGGCCTCCCGGTGGAGATCGTGACCGTCGAAGGAGTAGACCGAGATACACTTCCTGCCCGTTTCCAGCACGACGAGAAGAACGTCAATGGGGTCCAGAAGGACTCCGCTGGCCCCTCGACGGTTGCTGAAGTCTCCCTCGAGGAGAATGAGGTTCTGGTCTACACCTGGGCCAAGGTCAAGGACGGTCAGTGGCGCTGGTATCAAGAGATCGATGGGATGAAACTCGAGAAATCAGATGGGCAGTGCCCTGTAGATGCGCCGGCCTGGATCCCCATCCGCTTCAACATCGTCGACGGTGAGAACTATGGCCGTGGGCGCATCGAGGAGTTTGTCGGCGATCTCAAGAGCCTTGAGGGCCTGACCCAGGCATTAGTACAGGGATCAGCAGAAGCCGTCAAGATCCGCTACCTCCTGAACCCTGGAGCCATCACAAAGCCGGCCGAGTTCGCACAAGCCGAGAATGGTGACATCTTGGTGGGTAGGCCCGAGGACCTGGTGGCTGTGCAGCTTGGAAAGCAGGCTGACATGGCCACAGCCTATCAGATGGCACAGGCCTTGATCAAGTCCCTCTCCGAAGCCTTTCTGATCCTGTCCGTCCGCCAGTCGGAGCGCACCACGGCCGAAGAGGTCCGTGCGGTCCAGCAGGAGGTCATGGAGCAGCTCTCTGGCATCATGGGCACGCTCACCACCGAGGTGGCCGTTCCCTTCCTGAAGCGCCGGCTGTCGGTGCTCCAACGCAAGGGCCAGCTGCCCAAGCTGCCTAAGGGCCTGGTGCTGCCCACCGTGGTGGCAGGCCTCGACGGCATCGGCCGCGGCCAGGATCGAGAGGCCCTTCTTCGTGTGGCCACCACCATCCAGCAAGCCCTAGGTCCCGAGGTCTTTGCCCAGAAGGTAAACGTAGACGAGTTCATCAAGCGCCTCTTCACCTCCGATGGTATCGATCCTGTCGGATTGATTATCTCCCAGGCAGACCAAGACAGGGCCCGCCAAGAAGCCCAAGCCGTTCAAATCCAGCAGTCTCTGGTCGATCAGGCCGGTCAGCTGGTCAAAGCCCCCATGATGGATCCCCGTGCCAACCCAGATGCGCCCGAAGCGCTCAGCAACCTTGCCAACCCAGACTCCACCGCCCCTGGAGCTCCAACCCAAGGGGGCCTCCCAGGAGAGCCAGGATGAGTTCTCGCCTTCCACTGATGCGACCATCGAGCTCACCATCCGCTCCACGGACCGCCCCATCGTGGGCAAGCCGACAGTTAGAAATAAGGTAGCCCGTCCCCTCATCGGTGCTAGGGCCCTCATCCGAACTCCCGGCCTGAACCAGATCCAGATGGTCGTCGCACAATCCCCCGAAACCAACTCATGAGCGCCATCCACGACGAAATCGAAGAGAATCAGCGACTAGCCCGGGAGCAGCAGTTCCTCGAGACTGGCAGCCGCCTTGCCGAGGAGGAGGCCCGCCAGGAGGAGGCCGTCTTCACCAGGGCACGAGAGGCCCAGGAGGCTGAGCAGGGCGCCCTCCCCGAGAAATACCAGGGGAAGTCGGCTGCCGAGGTCTACGCCCTGATGCAGAAGGAGATCGCCTACAAGGCCGAGCAGGCTAAGAAGGGCGAGGCCGCTGAGGATGACCAAGAAGCGGCCCCTGAGGCAGCTCCTGAGGAATCCCCAGCCGAGGAGGCATCGGAAGCCGAGACGGCCCTGAAGGAGGCCTCTGAGGAGTTCTACAAGAACGAGGGTAAGCTCGACGAAGCCACTGTGGCCAAGCTCGAAGCCCTGCCCAGTGCCGACCTGATCAGGGCGTGGCAGAAGCTGCAGTCCCAGGCCGAGGTTCAGGCCCCCATTTCCGACGCAGAGGCTCAGGAGATCGTCACCTCCGTGGGTGGCCAGGAGGCCTACAATCAGACCTTGGCTTGGGCGGCCGAGAACCTTTCGCCTGAGGATCGGGCCGCCTACGACCAGGTGATCACCTCCGGCAACAAGGCCGCCACACGGTTTGCCGTGGAGGCTCTCACGAACCGCTACAAGGCGGCTGTGGGCTTTGATGGTGAGGCCGTCTCCGGCGGCAGAGCCAAGGCCCCTGGAGTCAAGCCCTATCGGTCTGAGGCCGAGCTGCGGCGTGACCTCTCCGACCCCCGCTATCAGCAGGATCCTGCATTCCGCCTCGATGTGGAAGACCGGCTTGCTGTTTCGGGCGAACTGCTTTGATATAGAGGCCAGTCCCCTGTGCGTCCTTGAGGCGTCTCACGGCTGGTCCATCCAACACGCCAGATGGTGTACCCCGGGTTCGATTCCCGGGGCTGGTATAGGGTGGCTCCCATTAACAGCCGAACGTTCGGTTGGACCCTCTGCGGAGGATAATCCATACCCGTTGATTCCTTTGCGCTTCATATTTGACTGAGCTCAGTCGATCGGTTCACACCCCTTCGACTACAATTCCGTGACTTTTACCGTAACCCAACCCGGCCGCATTAACAAGGCCGGCGACCAACGCGCCCTCTTCCTCAAACTGTTCTCCGGCGAGGTCTACGAGGCCTTCCGCAACGCCACGATCTTCAAGGACACAGTACTCAACAAGCAGATCTCCAACGGCCGCTCTCACCAGTTCATCCATACTGGCCGGATTACTGCAGCCTACCACACTCCTGGTACTGCCATCCTGGGCTCCGGCGATCCTCCGTCTGCCGAAACCACGATCGAGCTGGACGACCTTCTGGTTGCCAGTGCCTTCGTGTACTCCCTGGACGAGGTGATCGCGCACTACGATGTGCGTGGCCCCATTGCCCGTCAGATCGGCCAATCTCTGGCTGAGTTCTACGACAGGCGTATCGCCCGCACCCTGTCCCGCGCTTCTGGCCTTGCTGCGCCTGTGACCGGCGAACCGGGTGGCTTCCGTATCAACATTGGCGCCAACCAGGAATACAACGCCCAGGCTCTGGTTGATGGTTTCTTCGAAGCCGCTGCTCGCCTGGACGAAGTCTCCGCTCCTAAAGACGGCCGCTTTGCCTGCCTTGCGCCGCGGCAATACTACGCCCTGATCTCTCAGGTCGACACCAATATCCTCAACCGGGAGTATGGTAACAACCAGGGTGACCTGAACTCCGGTGAAGGGCTCTATTCAATCGCTGGCATCAAGATCCGTCGGTCCAACAACATACCCTTTTTGGGTCGTTATGGCTCGGCATCTGGTAATGTCATCGAGACCGACACTGCTGGGGGTTCTGGCACCTATGGCGCCCGCAACACCTATGGCGTGGCTGCCGACTTCAACAACAGCTGTGGCCTGATCTACCATCGGGATGCTGCTGCTGTGCTCGAGGGCATCGGTCCTGCTATCCAGACCACTGGTGCCGACACCAAGGTCATCTACCAAGGTGACGTGATCGTCGGTCGCCTGGCTATGGGTACTGGCCCTGTTCGCGTCTCCGTGGCAGGCGAGTTCCGCAACGTGGCCTAACCTCGTTTAATCTGGCCTGGGCTTATTCAAGCCTGGGCCTTTTTCTTTTCTGCGCCCAGAACGGCGCTTCCCTTTCCAACCATGATCACTCAGCTGCAGGCAATCAACTCGATGCTGACCGCTATTGGTCAGGCACCAATTACTGGACTAGATCAGGCTAATCCTGAGATTGCTATTACCACCTCTATCCTAGACACGGTGCGTGCAGAGGTGCTTGGGGAAGGATGGAGCTTCAACTCCGAAAAAGGATACACGTTGCTAGCTGACAGCAATGGGGACATTAACATCCCTCCGGGTATCTTAAATATGTCTGTCAACCAGGAAGATAACCAGTTTCGGGTGCGAGCCGTCCAGAAAAACGGCAAGCTCTATAACATCCTCACCCATAGCTTCAACTGGGGTGCTGGTGCTTCTATCAGCCTGGATGTGGTGTGGGACTACTTATTCGAGGACATCCCTGCTGTATTTCAGAACTACATTATCCAGCGAGCTGCCAGGGTGTTTGCGGGGCGAGCCTTGGGATCCGACAAGATGGTCCAATTCAATGCCCTGGATGAGCAAACACTGAGAGCTGCCTGTCTCTCCTATGACTGTACCACTGGCCGCCATAATGCTCTGGTTCAAGGAGACAAGGGCCGGTACTTCATGGCTCCAACCCAGACTGCACTCTCCATCATTTCCAGGTAATTATGCCCGCTGTATCGCAGAAGATCAACAACCTGATCGGGGGAGTCTCACAGCAGCCCGACCCCTTGAAGCTGGAGGGCACCTTTGTCTCCTGTGATGACTGGCTACCGGATCCATTATTCGGGTTGTCCAAGCGTCCTGGAATAAAGCACATCTCCCAGCTGAATGGAGCCCTCAGTACCTCATCCAGCTGGGGCTTCATCGATCGTGACGATGAAGAGAAGTACCTGGTCCAGATTGGCCGCACGGCTGGATCTTCCATGCTTAAAGTATGGGATGCCCAAAGTGGGGAAGCCCAGGTCGTTAATGCAATAGGATCGGGGGCACAGGGCTACCTGGCGCACACCGACGATGCAGAACTGGAGCTGCTCACTGTGGGCGACTACACTCTCCTTTTGAATAAAAAAGTAAACGTCACGCAGGGTAGCCTGTCCAGCCCTACAGATATTCCCTACGCAATTATCAGCATCAATGCTATTGGATATAGTAGCCGCTATGAGTTCACTCTGAAGCCGTCGACACTCTACACCTATACTACCGCCCACTCATCTGGTAGTACGATTCTAAGCATTCGAGATGTCACCGAAGGTTTAGCATCGGTAATCAATGCGGGGGGCATCCTTACAGCCACAGTAATCGGACCATACTTATATGTCAGGAGGGCTGACGGAGGCTCATTCGACGCCTCTACCCAGGGCGGACAGGGCGGCTCAGCCATTTCCATCGCCAAGGGTAAAGTAGCAAGCCCGGCTGAGCTTCCTAGGCAATTTATCAATAATGCCCGCATCCAGATTCTGAGCAACGAGGGATCTGATGGGGACGACTACTGGGTGACCTTCAAGACTGATAGCGGCGCAACCTCTGGTGTAGGTGTGTGGGAAGAGACCATTGGTCCTGGCGTCAATAACGGCTTCAACACGGACACATTGCCTCATGCTCTCATTCGTGAGGCCAATGGAACCTTCACCGTGCGCCGTTTGGGTCTTGCAGAGGCCCTAGCCACCTTGTCGAGCGTGTCGACAACCGGTACCGTCACGGCAGCCACCGTCCTGAGCTCCACCCGAGGGCGCTACCTGGTCGGCCAGACCTTCTGGGCCCGAGGCAATGTGGGCACCAATCTGCGCCTCCGGGTGGCCTCTACGGATGCCTCAGGTAATATCGTGACAGTCGAGCCGAGCCGTGCCGGCTACGGATTCACTGCATCCACTGTCGTCTCCAATGAGTTCGGCGATACATTCACCATCACGGCTGTGGCTACAGTCACCACTTCGGTGGACCCTTTTGCCAAGCTATACTGGGTGGACAGGCAGGCAGGGGACATCAAATCTAACAGTTGGCCTAGCTTCAAGGACAACCCCATTGATGGGATCTCCTTCTTCAAGAACAGACTGGTTCTTTCGAGCCAGGACAACATCATAACCAGTGTGGCTGGCAACTACTTCAACTTCTTCCAGACCACAGTTGCCACCATCCTGGCATCCGATCCAGTGGATATTTCCGCAGGCTCAACACGGCCTTTGAGATTCCGCCGAATGCTCCCATATCAGCGGGGCCTTCTCTGCTTCTCCGACAACGGGCAGTACAGCCTAGAAACCAACACCGAAGCCTTCAGTACAGCCACAGCTGAGATGGTTCAAGTGGGTTCCTACGACATGCTTTCTAATCTGGCTCCGATTGACATCGGGCCGAGTATTGTCTTTGCAAGTAGGAGTACCAGGGCCACTTCCGTCTTCGAGGCTCAATTCACTGCTGAAGGTCAGAGTCGCACCAGGGTTGCCGAACTCACCAGGGTAATACCTAGGTATCTGCCTCCTGACATTCAGGACATGAAGGCATCAACCACGGCCTCTCTGGTCGCACTCAGAAGCAAGCAGGCTGAAGGTCAGCTATTCTGCTTCAAATTTTACGACGTGGGTGGGGAAAGAAAGCAGGCTGCATGGTTTCGTTGGATGGTCCCTGGGTTGATTGAACACCAATCCTTCTCTGGCAATGTTCTCACTGTGGTGCTTCGGTCCAAAACCAACCCTGCAACCCTGAGCCTAGCCAGCATTACAATCGACAACAACAACTCCAACAGTCCTCTCTTCTTCCAAGGGGAGCAGGTAGATGTTCGCCTGGACCTTCACAGTTACAATCCATCCATCTTCTATAACGTCACCAACGACACCACGGAGGTAGGAATCTCTGACCATCTGGCCGATTACCCGGGCCAGACTTGGGAGTGCGTTACTACCAGCGCAGTCCAACCAGGAGTGACCTTCACAGGCACGCTGATCAATACCCCCTCCAACCCAGTGGGACGGAAGTGGCACCTGAGCGTTCCCGGAGACCTTAGCAATAGCACCTTTTGCATTGGTATGAGGATTCAGGCTGAGGCCACACTTCCTGCCTTCTTTATCACAGGAAAGGATGAGAAGCGTGACACCCGAAATATCCCAGTCATCCATCGGCTGACCTTCTCCAGCTTCAATTCTGGGTCGTTCCAGGTAAGGGTCAATAGCCAAGGACGAGACCCCTTTACTGCCACACTAGAGCAAAAGGTGGCAGGAATCTATGTCCCAGATACCATCCCCATTGCAAGGAATCGCATCAATACCGTGCCAGTCTTTGCCAAGGGGGACGCCACGGAAATCAAGATCGTGGCTCCATACCTCTTCCCTGTGACAATCGACAGCATCCTATGGGAGGGAACCTATGATACCTTCGGTCAGCAGCGACTATGAGCTACACCCTCCGGCCGGCCGATCTGGTCGATGCCCATGCTCTCTTCTTTCACCTCAGTGATTACGATCGAGCTGAGCTGATGGTGAGCCAAGTGATGCCGTTCGAGGCAATCTGGATGGGCGTCCAGTCCTCAGCAGACCCCAGGGCGATCTACGACAAGCACGACCACATCGCAGCTATCGCTGGTGTGGTGCCCGTGTCTGAGACTCTAGGAGCTCCCTGGATGCTCAGCACCGAGGCAGCCAAGACGGAGCCGATCGCCTTCGTGAAGCAGGCCCGGAAATGGGTGGAGGATCAGCTCGCCATCTACCCAGTTCTTGCACATCAGGTCTATCGCCACAACTACCCTCACATCAAACTTCTCAGGCTCCTGGGGTTTGAGGTCGAATCCC